AAATGTTGCGTTTGAGGGTATAAGAGTCAGTAGTGAGGCCATAAGTAACTGGTTCGGTAGCATAGACTGGGGAGACATAGGGCTACAACTTGGTAAGAATGCTCTAGCGTTTGCTGTAGGGTTGGTTATTGGATTGCTTAATATTGATTGGGGAGCTGCATGGGGAGTGCTTGCTGATAACTGGGGTGCTGCTCTTATAGGTGTAGCAACAACTGCATTTGCGCCAGCAAAGCTATTAAGACCGATAACAAGTGTTCTTAGTAAGATACCATTTGCAAAGACATTTATTAAGTTCTTTATTACACCTCTGAGAAATCTAGGCAAGCCAGTACAAGATGCACTAGGAGATCTTTTCGGTGGACTAGGATCATCGATCGGTGGCTTCTTCTCTCGTATAGGCGGCATGGTGAAAACCTTTGGTATGATACTAATATCTCCGATAAGGGCTCTAGTAGATATAATTGCGGACAACATACGTCTCTTGCCACTTGTAATATCTAACGTGTTTAGAGGCATATGGAATATAATAAGCAACTTTGCTATTGGTATATGGAACTTTATCACTAATATATTCACTGGTGTATGGAAGGCAATAACAACTATAATGCAGCCTCTAGTATCGTTCTTCTCAAACATGTTCACTGCAATATGGAATAACATAAGTGGTATATTCAGTGGGGCTGGAAACTTCTTCAGCAATGTATTTACTGGGGCTGTCAATATCATAAAGAGCGTGTTCGGCGTCATAGTACAGTGGTTCTCAGATAGGTGGCAGAATGTAGTTAGCATATTCAGTGGAGTCGCAGGGTGGTTCAGAGGTATATTCCAAGGTGCTTGGAACGCTATAACAGGTATATTCGGCGGAATAGTCAATTGGTTTAGAGGTATGTGGGACAGAGTAGTCTCATTATTCGGTAATGCTGGTACAAGAGTTGGCAATGCTATTGGTGGAGCTATAAGAGGTGTTCTGAATGGTGTACTGTCAACGGTTGAGAGAGCGCTTAACACGCCTATTGACATTATAAATGGTGCTCTCGGAGCTTTGAGAGAATTACCTGGTCTTGGTGGACTCGGAAACATTGGAAGACTTAATCTACCTAGGCTAGCCAAAGGCGGTATAGTGCAGGCAACGCCAGGCGGTATACTAGCTAATATTGGTGAGGGTGGAGAGGCTGAAGCTGTCATCCCTCTAAGTAAACTTGACCAAATGCTATCAGGTGACGGAAGTGGTGGCAAAGATGTAACTGTTAACCAGTACAACACAATACATGATAATATTGACATGAACATAGCAACCCGCTATCTAACCAAGGAGCTAGCAAGAGCATGAGGGTAGAACTTAACAACTCGGTAGTACTAGATGGTCAGGGGATTGGTAGTATGCACCTTGCACCACCCATACAAGGGCTTTCTATACCACCTATACGTACCGCTGATGGTCAGTATTCTGGTAGGGATGGCGGATGGGTCGCTTCTCAGTTCTACTCATCGCGTGAGATAGTTGTAAATGGCTCTATCTACGGTAGTGAATGCGAGCAATTAGATCAGCTAAGGTGTGAGCTTACAAATTCGTTACCTATACGGCAATCTATACCTTTCGTATATGTATCTCAAGCTGGTCAAAGATACCTTGCTGACACATATCTACGTAACTTGGACTTTGACATCATATCAAAGGTATATGCTACTTTTACAATTACCCTTGTTGCGCCAGACCCATATCTATATGATGGTGGCACTGATGATAACCCTGGTAATGGTTGGATTGAGCAGCCGATCTACAAGATAATTGGCGGTGGATATGTGACACCGTATGTTTTACCAGTACAATGGGCGGCATCAACACAACCGGCTATTGTGAACAACCCTAATGATGTATTGATTTATCCACAGATCATACTAGAGGGAACGTTTACTAATCCAGAGATAATCAATGAGACGACCGGTCAGTTCATCGGTGCCAACATTACTACCACAGCTGGCGATGTCATAGTGTTCGACCTAAAGGAGCGGACAGTTACACTTAATGGTGGTTCAGTTCTTCCCGCAATGACTGGCTCATGGTGGCCGCTAGTCCGTGGCGATAACTACATATCCATGATGTCATATGGTGGTAGCGACGATGACGAAGGCACCATTAGGTACCGTATAGCATACACGGGGGTAGGGGCAGGATGTTAGACATACCAGAGTGGACTATAATGCTGTATGACCAGCAGAACCAACCTATCATGGATATCAGTGATCTTGCTTCTATTAACCTCAATATGAAGCTTAACGACATAGCAACGCTGGACTTCTCTATGGACATGAAAATGTTTGAGAGGAAGTGTGCGGCTATCAATACGCCGCCACGTAGTATTCTCTATCCAGCCACTACAGAGATACGTGCATTCAGAAATGGTAACGCTATGTTCGGAGGTATCATATCAGGTGCCAACTCTACATACGATGAGTCTGGAAGCTCAATCGATGTACAATCTGAGAGCTACCTACAGTACTTTGCATACCGTTTAAACAACAAGACCTACCGCAACATGGATAGGTCTGCCATTGCGTGGGATGCTATAAATACTGCTCAGAGTGAGCCTAACGGAAACCTCGGCGTAACACTTGGCACAACTCAGCCAACCTTTAGCTCTGACCTTGACCCTGATTATCGCGACGTTAAAAGTATCATACAGCGCTTCACATACGTACAGCCAGTCACATATGACTTCGAAATCACTCCTGACAAGGTGTTTAACACGTATAGGAGGCTTGGTAGCGAACGGCCTGATATACAACTCATCTACCCACAGAACATACGCTCTATAGACGTACCAAGAAGTTCAGACACTCTGTACAACCGAGTCATTGGTATTGGATCAGGTATTGGTAGAGAGAGACTAGAGACTCGTGTCGATAATGGTAACTCGCAGATAACATACCGCATACGGGAGACAAAGGAGACATTCAATGATGTCAAACAAATGTCTACACTTGAGAATAATGCTGCTGGTATACTCGACCAGTCATATGAAGTCCAGGTACTACCAAATATTAGGGTAGATGGGCACGAAGTAGACCTTGACGTACTAAGGGTTGGCGACTCTGTCTTTGTTCGCATCGATGAATCCCCCATGAATGATGACGTTAATGGAATGTACCGCATATATGACATGACCATAGAAGTTGACCAAAACAGCTATGAGCAAGTTACACTTGGTTTCTACAAGCCAGATAATGGTGGAGCTATAGACTAATGGCTATTTACAATAGACAACAGACTGTTCCAGAGTATGTTAAGTCCATGCGCGAAGAGATACAGCTGGTAAAAAGCCAGCAGGATATTGCTTACGATAATATCGTCATGTATACCACACAGACAGATAACACATGGGACGTAACGTTTAACGTACCAGCATTCGCTGACGCCATGTGGCGTGTGACATTCACCCCTGATGTACCAGGTAGGTTCTATGCTGAATTAGGTCTTAACTACCAAGTAACTTTTAATACCAAGAATGTGTTCTATTGGGCCGACCACACAGATGTTACAAGCGATACTTCTGTGAGCTTTATTGTGTCAAAGATAATGTCATTTGACCCACAGACTATACAGATGAAGTTCCAAGTAAGGTCTGTGTCCCCCGGTACTATTACATGGAGTAAGATTGTATGATTGATCGCAAGACGTGGGATATAAACAAAGAGGTAGCTGCTATACGTAATGATGTTGGCGATATTAAGAGCGCGCAAGACTCTGGTTCAGATAACTATGTCGTTTATAAGACAGAGAGCCAAACGTATACATATTCTGCGACAGATGGACTTATAGAACCTACAGTGACCTTCACCGCAGAGAGCCAGCTTAATACATTTGCTGAACTGAATGCAAGAGTGTATGTGTCTGGTAGCGAGATATTTAACTGGAGTTTTGAAGCTCAGAAAACAGTATCCGATAGCGATTCATTAGTAACACAATGGCTTGTCCAGATACAACATGTCACAGGGTCACCAGCTTCCTCACTACAAGTTGTGTGGTATGTACTAAGCTTTGATAGGGGGGTAATAAGTGGATAGGAAAACAGACAATTGGGTGAGTCAGATAAAGCGTCTTAAGCAAGAGATTGATGGCTTCAAGTCAACTCAGTTCATTGGAGCCGACAGCCTCATAGCATACAAGACCTACACCAATGATTCATTTGACTACCAAACCACCCTCACGTCACCAAACCAAGTAAGGTATCTACGGCTGACGCTACAACACCAGACGGCAACCGATGGAATACTATCAGAGCTAAAGTTATTCTATCGTATAGACAATAGCAACGTTATGGACTTGCCAGTACCAAAGCACACGTTTGGACAGCCAGCTATATTCGTACGCTGGTACAAGGAGATGGATGATTCGCTCACTAATGGCACACAGACAAGCTGGCGTATGCGTGTGATCAAGAACGCTGATGGTGACCCCTATACAGCCTACTTCAAGTTCTTTATAGATGGAACAGATACAGGTCAGTGGAGCATAAGTGTTATATAATGTGCTACAATATGGGAAAAGGAGAATATAAATAATGAGTTTGTTTCTTTCAAATAGGGACGGAGGATTGACTGACGAACAGGGTCACTACCGTTTCCAAACTAATGTCTGGAGTGGCAATGTTATTGGTAATGGTTTGCAAGTCACACAAAACTCCCCTCTTGGGATGAGTGTTATCGTAGGTCCGGGCGATGCACGTGTGCCATACGCAGACTATGCATATACTGCATGGAACGATGCAAACGAAGTAGTTACTATATCAACTGCTGACCCTAGCAATCCACGTATTGACCGTCTCGTAATGTATATTGACCGCGGGGAGACGCCGCAGCAGGTCAACCCTAACAATCCTGGCATACCTAAGTTTGCTGTAGTCGCAGGAACACCAGCAGCTGTACCAACTCGTCCAGACAATACAGCTGTTAACTCAGCAGTAGGTGCGACTAACCCATGGATTGACTTGTCAGACATTCGTGTAAATGCAGGTGTTACACAAATTACTAATTCTAATATTACGGATACACGTCAGTCAGTTCACGTGGCCACTACGACGCCTCACTTTAAGGCCTATCGCCAAACGTCGTACAACGTGCCGGACGGGACCTTCGCCAAGGTGCCGCTTAATGTGGTCCAGTTCGACTCTGAGGGCGGCTTCGATACCACACTCAATCGCTACGTCGTGCAAGTGAGCGGTATGTACAACCTGACAGCGAACATTGCCTACGAGATAACTGGCAACATATACCGCTATATATTGTGCATCTACGTCAACAATAGTGAGCGAGCGCGACTCTGGGATGGTCTCTCGGGAGGTAACGCTCCCGGCATTCGCAATGGTTCAGTTCTTCTCAGCCTAAGCGCAGGTGACTACGTAGAGATGTTCATGTGGCATAACGTGGGCAGCACACGAACCGAGCCAGCTGGCGCAAACAGCGTATTCTTATCAGGGTTCTTATTGTAGGTAGGAGCTATGCGTAACAGCAAGGACATATTATGAGAACAGTATACATGGATTCATTCACAATGACTGCTATAAAGGACGAGCAGTTAAACATGGGCTTTGACCCAGGCTTCACACCTAGGATGTTGCAGGTTGTAGTTGGTGCCCGTAGCAACGCCGAAGATACCATTACGAGGCAATCATATGGCCAAGCCATAGACGGACACCTCCAATACACAACTGCTACTTTCAACAACTCGACGAGAAACATAGGTAGGATAACTCAAAATAGAATAGCTGTGGTCATAGAGATACATAATGGAAATCCTAACAGAGTCATTGACTGGGAGTTCATAGGGTGGAATCAATACGGACCAAATATAAGGGTTCATAAGTTTGACACTCGTTTCCAGGGTTACTTCACGGTATGGGGAGATTAGCACAGTAAGGTGGGATATGTCTGATAAAGATTCGAATGCACCAGCCAAGAACTGGCAAGTAAACAATCTCAAGGACTCTATAGAGAGGCTTGCTAAAGCTGTCGATAAAATCGATAGAAAGCTCGATGACAAATATTCTACAAAAGAATATGTAGATAGCAAGATAGAGCTTCTTGAGAGCAAGTATGACCCTATGCGTAAGAACATAAGTAAGCTAATATGGATAGTAATACCCATAGTCCTTAGTCTTGTCGCAGGTCAGGTATGGGCGCTCATAACTAACATACAATCATGATATGAACAAGCATGAAATAACTAAGATAAATAGAAGGCTCAAATATTTTGTCGGGGCACTATTACTTTTGTTTGCTCTATCTACATTGAACGTCATCATAGCATTATCGAATCCTCATAAAGAAACACAGACAATAGTCGGTAAGGTCGGTCCTGATGGAAAGGACGGCAAGGACGGAAAGGATGGAGAACCTGGTAAAGATGGTAAGGACGGTGTCCACGGCGAGGATGGCCGCGATGGAGCGGACGGCAAGGACGGAAAGGACGGAAGTGATGGAAAAGATGGTGAGCGGGGTGAACCAGGAGAACCAGGAGAACCAGGCATACAAGGTCCACCTGGTCCCATAGGTCCCAAGGGCGAACCAGGACAATCAATAGAGCTACGTGGTAATGATGATAATCAATCGATAGAATGGAAGAGAGTGAATGACTCCGGCTGGAAGATACTCATACCATACTGTGTCCTTACATCATCGTGTAATATGCAAACCTTAACGTATTAGGAGGGTGTATGAATATAGAGGTAAAGTCATCACCAAACAGGTCACCTGGTAAGAACAGGATGGAGGTTATTATCATCCACCACTGGGATGACCCTGCAAAGAGACCATCTATGAATGGGGTCGTATCATGGCTAACTAATCCAGCAAGCCAAGTATCTGCTCATTATGTAGTAAGTGATAAGAAGATTATCCAGCTCGTAAGTGAAGAAGAGATAGCATGGCATGCACGCGAAGCTAACTCATTTAGTATCGGTATCGAAGTGGATCCAAATGTTCCTGGTGATACGTATAAGACTGTGGCTTCACTCGTGAGAGACATAAGAAGTCGTAGAGGCAATATACCTCTCAAGCGGCATAGGGATTATGTATCTACCAGTTGTCCGGGTAACATAGATGTAGAGCGAATAGATAGGGAATCTAAATCAGTACAAACAAAGGAGGATGAGATGAAAGCAACATGGGACTATGTCCGTAAAGTATATCAGGAACTACTGGGAAGGCTTCCCAAAGATAACGAGAAGGGCGCTCAAGCATACGTCGGCAAGGATGCTGGCTGGGTGTTCCTCAATGTATATGAGTCAGAAGAGGCTGCTAGGTTTAGAAACTCAAGAGCAGCATGGAAACGTGCTCATGATAACCCTCCTGTAGCAAAGCCAGCAAATGTTAAGAAACTAACCAAAGGAATATATGAGGTAGAATAATGAGCTTTCTAAAAACAGCCCTTAGATTAGTAAAAGCTAAGAAGGAGAAGGGTAAGAAATAATGTTTAACAAAGTTTTCATTAAGGACGCATTAGAGCGATCTATTGCTACAGCTGCAGAGATAGCCCTCGCACTGCTCTCGGTAGATGGACTAGAGCTCATGACATTCGACTGGAGAGGATTTGGCAGCACAGTTGGACTAGCATTCATCTTGAGTATTCTAAAGGCTATTGCAGGCTCTCAGGTGGGTAATAAGAATGATGCGTCGCTAGTAAAATAAATCAAAAAGCCCCTATCTGCCAACCCGATAGGGGCATGTATAGGTTAGGCTGAAAGGATTACACATATGTTACCACGAAAAGTAGTAAAACGTGGTCATAAGAAATCTCCTAACCTACGTATTGTATTATACCGTACTATTGGTGTATACTACAAGTATATCCTCATGCGTGAGTGATCATACATTGGTGGACACATTAGTCTTAAATACATTTATGGACAAGTTTTCCTTAAGAATTTGTCTAGAAAAAAACAAAATCACATGAAAAGATCCCCTACCGCTAAGGGATCTTTTTTGTTTGTCGCTCTTCAATCTCTGGAGGCGGTGAGTACTGTATGCCAGTTGAATGGCAAGCTTTCTTTACGAACTCTTCTTTGTCCATATACTTACGCCCACCACGCTTAATCCATTCCATAATGAACTTGTGGCGTATCTTGCCTGTTAGTATTTTGCTAGTAGGTAACATTCCTGTATATCTTATTTAGTTCTTGCTGGTAGATTTCATTTGATTGCTGTACCTGTTTATTCGTCTCTTGGAACATGTAGGCAAACAATACGAAACTTACTATCATCATTATAACCGATACCCCACGACTAATATACGTCATAGAAAGCACTTTATCGGCTCTCTCACGCGTCTTAGCGTTCAACTTGGACTCATCTACGTCTTTTAGTTTCGAGGCGCTCAGAAAGCCTAATATGAAGCCAGCAAGCGGGAATACTACACCAATGAACGACCAGTATGCTAGGTTCTCAGCTTTCTCTAGATCTTTTCTTACACTCATATCAGTTACTTTCTAGGAACACGTCCTTGTTTATCCTCGAGCGCATTGCAGCACACCATTATAAAGTCGATAAGTGTCCATATACCCAGTCCACCTAATGTGAATAGCTTTACAAGTCCTGTACCGATCTTACCTACGTAGAAACGGTCTGCACCAGTACCACCAATAAACAGTGATAGTAGGAACAATACAGTCCAGCTTAAATTGTTATATTTCTTGGTCATATGTAATCCTTTCTTTTAATGACACTATGTATTGTAAGCTGTAGGGTTTAGTCTGTCAAGTACTTTGTTTCCCATCGCCGTACTTAGCATAGCGTTTTAGCTTATTTATCATGCCTGACTCTGTTTCTTTACAGTTTTTAAAAAACGCTTTATGAAAATTTGTATCTATAAAACTTATATTATTATTGCCGTATATCTCAGGTAACCAAAAACGCTTATATACTAAGGGTATTGTCTTTAGAATTGGTCTATAGTTAAAAGAGTGTACACCGAATAGCTCATACTCCTTCCTTATACGAGACAGTGCAGCATCATATAAGTCGTCGTATGAACCTAGGCTTATCGTCTTTCCATTAATACC